GGGCGAGCGGTCTAGAAGAAATTCGGGAAAAAAGTTTTCACCCCCCCTACCCCCTGAGGTGCCATTTTTTGGTGCATTTTTCGGGGTGCCGGTCAGCGGTTCCAGTGGTGGCCCGGGTCCAGCGGCAGGCCTTCTGCGGTGCAACCAGGCAGGCGCCCGCTCTTCTCGATTCGTTGCTTGGTCGAGTCGTGACAGAACTTGCACAGGCCAGCCCAGTTGCAGGGGTCCCAGAACAACTTCCACGCTGCCTTGATGCGAGCTGGGTCACCACTGTCCTTGGCGTCCTTCAGCTTGGGCGCAGTCTTGTGGTCCACAACGGTCGCGGCTACGGGGCGCCGGTCCGTCGAGCACATCGAGCAATACGGGAACTGACTGAGGTACCCGTCGCGAGCCTTCTGCCAGCGGTACCCGTAACCACGCGCAGAACTGCTACCTCGGCGCCCATCCGATACCGTTCCCATCAGCCCATCTTCCATACGCGAGCCAAGTTGCCCGCGCTCTGGCACACCGACCCAACAAACACCGCAAGCAACAGCACCAACGGCCAAGAGTTGGCAGGCATCACCAACAGGCCCTTGCCGATGTACACCACCGCCGAACCAGCGGCGACCATCACCAGCCAGGCGAGACAGCTCATGTCCCGGCGGAATCGAGCACCGCGACGGCGGAACGTGAACAACCGAACGAACAACGCAACACACAGCCAGAACGTGGCCTGCGTCATGATTTGCGGCACCAGAGGGCTATCCATCCTGCCTCCCTTGCTGATCAGCAACGAGGCCGCGCCGCTTAATGACAGCCAGCGCGACAGTAACCACCACAACCGACGCACCAAACGCCGCCGGACCGGTGTACTTGAATGGCCTGGTACCGAACAGCTCAACTTCAGCCATACCAGGGGCGAACATGTAACCCATCACGAAAGACACCAGCAGGAACAGAACCCGTTTCCAGACTGGCAATTCCTCCGTGGTGGTGAAGAACACCAGCGAGCCAGCCAATGCGCCAATCACGGCGAGCATATCGACACCCGCCAGCAGGCCAGTTGCAGCCAGTCCTACACCACCGGCCACGACAACAGTTGCCGGCTCACTCATGCTGATTACTCCATCGCAGACACCCAAGGGGCCGAAAATAAAAACCCCGCCGAAGCGGGGTTAAGTGACCGGCCCAGGGTGGCCGGGTGAAGCTGCACAGCACGTGCGAGGTAAGCGCCGAGGCGCAAATTCCATATCGTGGGGACTTTTTACCCCCTGAGTACGGAACCGAAAAGAGGGGATTTTCGGTTATCCAACTCGCCGCAGCCTTGACGCAACTTTGAGGAGACTTTGAGGTAAAGCGCCCCGACCAGCGGTAAGCCACTGACGGGCATCGGCACGCTCGGCCAGCCCTACCAGCAGCCGCTCATGCAGGCGATGCACTTGGTCGTAGTAAGTCTGTTTCGCCCTCGACTCGAACCCCAGCAAATGCAACTGCATTAACCAGGTCGGCGCGGGATCATCGCCATAACGCAAACCGGCCAGTCGCATCAGCCGGGCGCCCTGCTCATCCTGGCGCCCGATCTCCGACAGAGCTGCCGCGACTTGCTGGGCGATCGCATCAGGCCCAGCCCCTGCACCCAGGATGATTCGCGATCCCGGCGTGCCGCGAGGCGCCGACCCGCCCCACTCCATGATGGTTGCCATCGGGCTGCCCATGCCGCCGGTTTCGCCGTTCACCCGGCATTGCTCACCCCAGTGCTTCAAAAGCTCTTCCATTGCCCCGATCATCGCCCTTCCCCCCGAAAAACCGAACCCGACACAAAAAAACCCTTACCCAACACAAACTCAACACAACCAAATCCCTTACAAATCAATAGATTCAATAGCACTGTGTAACGTGTGTTGAGTGTGTTGGGTTTATTGGTCCTCGCATGGAGATCTTTTTCCGTCATTGGTGCCCATTGAAAATGTCGCGCACATGCACGCGCGCGAAGACAAACCCAACACACCCGACACAGCGCCCGCAAAGCCGCGTAATTCCGGCCCTTAAACTGTGGCGGGTACTCGAAACCAACCCAACACACACCCGACACACCCAACACACTTGTTGACGTATTCATGCCGCAGCCGCCTTGATGTGGTCCCAGTTTTCGACGTTCCAGCCGGCCAACTTCGCCCGGGCGCGCCATTCCTCGACCTGCTTGCCCAGCTGGGCCGCCTTGAGTGATGGGGCCGGGGAAGCATCAGGGTCCAGCGGAAAAAAGAACGCACCGAATCGCCGATTGTTGCCATCGGTCCAGGGTATCGCCCGGGTCTTGTCCACCTCAGAACTGATGAACAGCGAGAATTTCGTCTGACTCATCACATGTTCTTTGTTGCGCTGGCACCATTCGAGGAACAGCGAGTAGAGGTCTGTCGACAAGCATGGCCCCCACAACCCATGACCCAACTCACCGTACTTCCAAAGGTGCATGAACGTCTGCCAGCCCGCACGACTCAACGCCACCAGCCGCTCACGAGCATCTGTCGACGGCGGGCGCGTGCGCTGGTCGAAGTCACCGAGATCGATCGACAGCAACCACCCATACAGAGCCGCAACGCCGCCCGCCACCAGTTCCTTGCCAATCGCCTTTTGACGTTCCACCGGCAACGTCTCCTGTGGCCACATCACCAGCATTCGCCGATCGCTCTCGCTGATGGGCCACGGCAATATCTCGTTGCTCAGGAATACAGCGTTCATGTGGTTGGCTTCTTCCCAGCCGTTGATGAACTTCGATTCCATGCGAACCGTCTTGCCTGTGACCAAGTGCTTGATCTTGCCCACCTGGTTGTAGCGTTGATCGCGGCTTACCACTTCCTCGAACACTGACCACAACTTGCGGCTTTGCCAGGCGTTGAAATTGCTTTCCAACTGGGTTTGCCCGACCGTGGCCGCATACTGCCCGTAGAGCATCCCCAGGGCATCGGCAAACAGCAGGCTCTTGCCCGAGCCCTCCATGATCGAATGCATCAGCACTGCGGTGTCCATCTTCGCGCCCAAGTGTTGAAGCGGATAGGCGAGCCAACGCGTAAGCCAGATAGTCGCATGCTCATCATGATTGCAAAGGAACGAAATCAGCCAACGCAGGTTCGCACACGCCTCATCATCGCGGACCGGCTCCAGAGGCAGACCGTCGAACGTGTTGATATAAACGCTTGGGTCTTTCGTCATCGTTGGGTCAAATACGATGTGATCGACGTCGACGACGCGCCGGGCGCTGCTGTTCAACCACAACGCATACGAGTCACCCAATGCCATCTTCACGGCACCTTCTGGCACGCGCCGCTTCTTCTCGCGATCCCAGACGTCCTTCGTACCGTCGATGTACACGTACCGTTCAGTTGGCGACATACCGAAGGCACCGCCCTTCTTGCCTGCCATCCGCCGCGACTGCTCGATGTCACGTACGTGCTCGTCCGATATCAGCTTGCGCCGCTCGGTGTCCTCCAGCCACAGCTTGGCGACCGGTTTGCCGACTCGGGCCTCGAACGCGGATTTCTTCATCACACGCGACTGGTCGAAGTCCCACACATGCGTCGTGCCTTCCACCAACGCGAAACGCCGCAGGACCTGCTCAATGGTCAACGCGCCCCCCGCGCCCCCGTCTACAGCCGGAGCGGCCTCACTTTCGGCGCCGTCCGGGGTCGGCCCTGGGCCTTCATTCGATGGGGCCGGGGGAAGTTCTTGCGGGTCTGGGCGTGACGAATACTGCATGCCCAGCATGCGCGCAGCGTCCTTAACCGCTTTCGATTGGTCGCCGTCGTGCTCGAGCAAACAGAACACCTCAAAGGCGTCGTTCTGGTGACCGTTCGCCAGCGGATCAGCGGCATGATGGGAATAGACCTTGCCGTCGTCACTGACCGTAACGCCCGGCAGCCCTGTGCTGCTTTGAGGGAAAAGCCATTTGCTGCCGCGCTTGATGTAGCCGTGAGCACGCAACAATTCTTCAACGTTATGGCCGCGGTTGAATTCGTCGATAACGGAAGGTGGTTTGCCAGCGCTCGGCGCAGGCCGCTTTATTACTTTCGCCGGCGGGCGCTTGGGCTTTGGCGCCCACGGGCAAGCTGCCTCGGCATCGCGCTTGAAAATATCCCAGTTCTGCCAGATGGCCAGCAGATCGGCGGGCAACACTGGCAGCCCTTCCGTTGCGCTCGGCGGCGTCCGCCAGACATAGGGCTTTCCGGTACCGGGGTGAATAGACGGAGGCAAAACGTCCTGCACCAGGCCCGCACGGAGTTCCAGCACAGTGAAGCGTTTGTACTGCTCCGATTCGAGCTTGGCAGCCGTCTCCCCTTCGACGTCACCCGCCGCTTTCGCCGCCCTGGCTTTGGTCATCAGGGCCTTATAGATCGTCCCGTCTGGGTCGTTCTCGTTCGGCCAGGCGAGCGAATGCCGGTTGAGTTCAATGCCTTCAGGCAGCTGAAACAAAATCCGAAAGCGTGCCGGATTGCCGACGACAGTCGGAAATACCAACGCCATCGCATCCAGGTCCAGCCCCAACAGTTCGTACAGTACGTGCCTTGTCCACTGCACATCGTCGACATCGAGCGAGCAGACGCGGCTCGGCCCCAGAACGACGCCGAGATTGTGATTGGGGTGTGCTTTCCAAAAAGCTTCAGCGGTGTCCGCCGAAGTGAAGTAACCGCCCGGCTTGTTCCAGCCCATTCCCTTCGGCGCTTTTTCAGCTGGTTCAATCGAAACGAGGGCTAGACCGAAGGTTTCAATGTATCGCCGCGCCCACGCTGCCGTGGCTACGCTGGTTGTCGACTCACTCATCTACGCCGCTCCCGCAACCCCTGGCAACTGACACAGGTTTCGCAACCCTCGATAGTCTGCTGACGAAGTAACGGGATAGGTTCGTCGCAATCCTCGCAAAACTGCGCGCTGACGCGAGACTTGGGGACGTGTCGGTTCCGATGCAGAGCGACGTCAAGAAGGTACTGGGCCTGGTCGTTGGCGCGATCGATGTCATCAGCCATTTTCGCGTTCCTCCATCGCCTGGCGTGCGCCGGCCATGATGCCCAGCACCGCACGGATCACGTCGACGCCGTGCTTCTCCAGCAGCGCCACTTCGTGCGGCTCCCACACATTGTCGGCAGCGCCTTCATGCATGCTCGATACGAACTCGCCAGTTTCGTGCAACAACCGCCCTACTGACTTCAACGCTTCTTTGGTTGGCGCCGCCGGCTCCGGCTTGTACCAAACCATTCCCGCAGGCCGCATGAGAGCGTCCAACAGTTGTGGATTGCCAGTCAGCCGAATGACCTCCTCCAGTTCATCGGGATCAAGCCAGCGGCGCTCTTCATCGTGCTTGAGTTTCTTCTGAAGAGTGTCGTAGTCGATCACCATGTCCAGGGCCAGCGCCGTAACACCTCCTTTGTAGTCGTGGCCGGCCCGGTACAGCGCTTTGCGAAGCGAAAGAACCGGCCCAAAGGCCGGTGAATGGTTCGAAGTGCTCATAACCGTAAATTCCCCATTTACGGCCTAGCCAGAGGAACGGGCACGCCCTATCCTACGACCACGACCGATATGCATGTGCTGTGTGTCGTCGTAGCCGGGCTGGGGGATTCTTTGGTGAGAGGCCCCAGTCCGGCACCCTTACGCTGCCATTTGCTTTCGGCGGCTACCTACCGGACGGATCTCGACGCCAGACAGCTTTCCATCGGCGCCTTCGATCACGCGGATATCTCGACCACTGAGGATCATTTGAGAAACCGCACTTTGGGTAACGCCCAGGAGCGCAGCCATTTCGAGCTGACTCCTATCCTTTGCGAACTCGCGCAAAGGCACTCCAAATTCAACTGTCATTCTCAATTCCTCGGAACGGATGCAGAGCCAAACATTAGCTCAGCTCATAATCCGTTGCAAGAAAAAACAACCGTTACTCTTTGGGCAACATAAGTGTTGCTTATAGACTTGTCGCCATGACGAAAAAGCCGACATACATTGCCGAAGAAGCCGCGCGCCTCAAAGGCATTTACAAAACACGCAAATCGGAAGACCCCAGTCTCAACCAGGACAAGGTCGCCGAAGCCTGCGGCTGGTCGGGACAAAGTGCAGTAAGCCAGTACATGACAGGGAAGATCGCCCTGAACCTACCCGCGTTATTAAGCCTGAGTCGTGCCCTACGTTTCGCACCCGAGAGCGTCAGCCCTCGGCTCGCGGATACGTTGGCTCTGGCAAATAATGTTTCGGCATCGAACGCCCCCTTACAAGGGGACGTCTACCGAAACACCACGGAGATGGGATCGGCGGGGAGGCTGTTACCTGTGATTGGATATATGAAAGCGGCTGCTTACCATGCAGGGCGCGGGGACTTCGAGCCCGGCGACGCTCAGGAATGGGTCGAAGCTGGGGGGCCAGCAGGACCGCGCGCCTTTATCCTGCGTGTCGAAGGCAAAAGCATGGAACCGGACTTTATGCCAGGGGACAAGGTAGTAATCGACCCTGATATGGTCTGGAAATCTGGTGACTTCGTAGTTGCAAAACGTCAAAACGATAAGGCCGTCACCCTCAGGCAGCTCACGGAGGAAGGTGGCGATATGTTCCTTCATGCAACCAACTCCAACTGGCCCGATCGGGTCATCAAAATGAATGACGAATGGGTCGTATACGGTAGAGCGCGACGGAAAATAGTCGATCTGTGACACACCGAGCGAACCAAAAGAAACCCGCCATCCGAGCGGGTTTCTTTTTGCCCGTCGATAAAAAACAAGCAAATATCAGCAATGCTATTGACTTAATAAACAACGAATACTAATTTTGTCTCGTACCCCTCTCACCAAAGAGTACGAGACATGCAGACAACACAGCACAGCTCCACCCGCTGCCCGGTCTATCTGCACCCGGCAGCCTGCACCAGCCCGGAGGCCGTTGAGGCGATCCAGAACCGCACCGGCTTGCTGGTGATCGTCAACACTGGCCGCACCGCACCTACCCTTCCCGCTCGCTCTGTTTCGGCAGATGACGCGGGACCATGGGGAGGTGACGCAGCATGAAGCCGACCCTTATTGGCCTCACTGGCCGAGCCCGCTCCGGAAAATCCACAGCTGCCGACCATCTGATGCGTAACCACATGCTGGAGCATTACGCGTTCGCGGATCCGTTGCGTACCGGCCTGATGGAAATTTTCAACTTGGACGCCGATGACTTCGAAGGTGATCGCAAGGAACAGCCAATCGACTGGCTTGGCAAATCACCACGCGCCCTGATGCAGTCCATGGGCACCGAGTGGGCACGCCAGACCGTGCACCCAGATATCTGGGTAAAAATCGCGGAACAGAACCTGAACTACATGGAAAACGCTCTCGCCGACGTGATTGGTTTCGTGATCAGTGACGTCCGTTTCGAGAACGAAGCGACATTCATCCGCCGCCGCGGCGGCACGATCATTCACATCCATCGGCCGGACGCACCAGCAGTTAACCCGCACGTCAGTGAAGCCGGCATCCAGCGCCGGCCCGAAGACCTGACCATCTACAACACAGGCACTCGGGAAGCCCTGCGGCTTCAGATCGACGAATGCGTTCACTTCGTTCGCACCGGCGCCGTACGGCCCGCGATGTGAGGTTACCGCCATGAATCGCACCCTCGATCAAACTGCTGCCGTTCTCGGCCTTAAACCCCGCGTGTTCCGCGCCAAGCTCCGCGACCTGCGGATCCTGAATAGTTCCGGCGATCTTGCGAGCCATCACCGTGACGGCGGCAACTTGTTTTCCGACCCGCGCACCGTGCTGGTCGGCAAATCCAAGTGCCCCAAGCATTACGCCGTGGTGATGGTGACTGAGACCGGCGTGCAGTACCTGGCGAAAAAGCTGGGAATCACGATCACTCACAAGGACGCCGCAGCATGAAGCCCAACGCCATCAACTCCGCTGTAGGCGCCCTGAAGCTGGTGCCCATGTTTCTAAACCACCCGACGGTGATCAGTCGCGCCACGCTCATCGGTGCTTCTGCCGAGGCTGTCGAGCTGCTGGAGGCCCTGCCGTGCGTCTCTATTGAACTGGCGGAAGTGTTCCGCTGCGTAGATGCAGTGATCGGTGACGGCCAGGTTGCCTACGTGACGCCGGTCAACTGCCCGGAATACCCGTACGGCGCCGTCGTTGCGGACGCCATGGGCAACGTACTGGCGGCAGCCAAGGGCAAGAGCAAAGAAGGCCTCGCCGAACTGATCCGCCTCAAGCTGGTGCCCCAAATGGAGGGGCATGGGGGAGGAAGCGCGTGAGCACCACCCTGGAACAACTTAGGCGCCAGTTCGCCACGCCATGCCCGAGCCTGACCGCCGTGCGTGAGCAGTACTTCGCGCACATCCGCACCGATCGCTACCTGCTAAGTGAAATCAAGGCCGGCAGGATCAAGCTGGTGGTCAAGCGCCTGCATTGCTCTGCCCGCGCCAAGCCCGTGGTTTATCTGCACGACCTGGCCGCCTACCTCGACGCGCAAGCGGCGAAGCAAGCAGCCTGATTCAAACGGTACCCCTGCCGGCCAGGGGCAACAGCAACTCACTCAATGAGGCACAGCACATGAGTAAAGCACGTCCTTTCGTCGACACGCTGCGGGACATCGAAGCCGGTGGCCTGCTGGACGAACTCACCGAGACCCAGCACAGCCTGATCGACGCCATCCGCCTGACCGGCAAAGGCGGCGAACTGACCATCAAGCTTACTTACAAGCCTGATGGCGGCGGCCAAATGACCGTGAAGGCAGACGTCAAATCCAAAGAGCCGGTCCTGTCGCGCGGCACGTCGCTGTTCTTCCTCACGCCAGAGGGCAACATCACCCGCCGCGATCCACGGCAACAGGAAATCCCGCTGCGCAGCGTGGGCGAAGACCTGCCGCCGGAAACCATGCGGCAAGTCAGCCAGTAGCACCCGATTTAAAAACCCTCTCACCGAGCCATAACCCCCTGGAGCACATCCAATGCAACAAGCCATACAGCACCTGACCGCCCTGGCCCAAGCCCTCGGCAAACCTATCGATCACGAAGGCCTGGCCACGCCCATCGCGCTGGTACCGGACGGTGTAACGCTGGAAAGCCTGGAGCACCTGCTGCCTGCGCCGACCCGGATCAAGCAGAAGCTGACCGTGCTCGATGCCGAGTCATTCATCAGCTACGTGAACAGATTCGCAACCCAGGCCACAGCTGTGTTCTGCAACGGCCCCGAAGGCCGAACTTTTTCGGCGGTCATTGACTACCACGACCCAGCCGCCCCGGCCTGGCGCGACCACGTTGCGACCTACCGCTGCCCAACCACCGTCGAGTGGGGCAACTGGAAAACCAGCGATCGCAAGCGCATGGACCAGGCCAGCTTCGCTGAATTCATCGAAGACAATGTTAAGGACATCACCCACCACCCCGAGTACAACAACACACCCAGCGCTGCCGACATGCTGGAGATCAGCCGCACCCTGGAGGCCAAGAAGAACATCACCTTCCGCCAGGGAACCCGCCTCGACAACGGCCAGGTGCAACTGACCTACAACGAAGAAATCGACGGGCGCGCCGGCGAAGCAGGACAGTTGCGTATTCCCGAAGAGTTTTACATCGCGCTCAAGCCTTTCCTGGGCGGTGACACGTTCTGCGTGCCAGCCCGATTCCGCTACCGCATCCAAGAAGGCCGCCTGCAAATGTGGTTCGAACTGGTGCGCCCGGACAAGGTGCTGGAGGAAGCCTACAACGCTGTGCGTAACAAGATCCTGGACGCCATCAACGACGTGCCGCTTTACGAAGCCACGTTCTAACTAACTCCCTGCAACACCCCGCCGCCGACCTCTCACCAAAGAATCCCGGCGGCGGGCTCTAACCGAGGCATACAGCACATGCACGCACAGAATACGATCATCTTCATAGGCTTGGCTTTCGGCCTGATCCTCCTGGGACACTACATCCGCAAGCTCATCCTCCAGGCGCTGGCACGCAGCTACAACGCCGGCTTAAACGAGCGCAACGGCCTGCACTGCCAACGCATTGCAGCCCTTAATACGGACCTCACAACCATCACCAAACTTCGCAACCAGGAAGCCCAACAACTGGCAGACCTGCGCTTGCAGATGCACAGCATCAAGACCACTCCGTTCACCTCAACCGATTACCGGAACCTCACCGAGATCACCCAATTCCTGGCGCTCGCGTTACAGACCTGGAAGGCGCTGAAAGGTACCGAAGCCAGCCAAGCGAGAGCCGAACAACTGATCAAGATCGCCCGCGCAATGGCGTACCGTGTTTTTCACGTCGTTGAAACCGCCGGCAGCCTGAACAACCTTCCGCTGGATACCCAGCTGATTGACTGGCTCGACAAGCACGGCACCTTTCACGCCGAACCGGAGTTGAGTTCAATCAGTTTCGCTCACGCCGCCGAAACTGAGGGCTATGCCCACTTGCGCGATGCGTTGCGCGAAGCCTACGAGCAGGATCTCCGCAGGCTTACGCTTGGCCTGCCCTCTGCCGGAGCTGCCGCATGACTGCCTTTCAAACGCAGCTATCAGCCGACTGCGCAGGCACTGCGAACTTGAACCTGCGCAGGTCCCGGCGAGCCTCGAAAGCCGAAAGCAAAATCTTCAACCCCACCCCAATCACCAGCGCAGTTAACACCCAGTTCGGCTTGAACCTAGCGGGCGGGATTCGTGTGGATCTATTCGCCGGCGGCGGTGGCGCCACCATGGGCCAGGAGATGGCCACGGGCCTACCGGTAGACATTGCGATCAACCACGACCCTGACGCCATCAGCATGCACAAGCGCAACCACCCAAGCGCCGAGCATTACATTACCGACGTCTATGAAGTCTGTCCGCATGCAGCCACGCGTGGCCGACCGGTGCTGCACCTGCATGCCAGTCCTGAATGTACCCACCACAGCCTGGCGGCGTGTGGACAGCCGCGCAGCACAACCAGCCGTTCCCTATCGTGGGTAGTCATCAAATGGGCGGGGCAGGTTCGCCCTTTGATGATCACCATGGAGAACGTCATGCAGGTGCTCCAGTGGGGGCCCCTTATCGCCAAGCGCGACCCGAAAACCGGCCGCGTCGTCTGTCGAGACCTTCGCGTGGCTGATGTCGGCGAGCGCGTCCCCGTGCAGGACCAGTACCTGGTTCCCGACCCGAAGCGCAAAGGCCAGACATGGCGCAGGTTCGAGTCGATATTGCGCGGTATGGGTTACGACCTTCGCCATGGGAAATTGAAAGCGAGCGACTTCGGCGCCGGCACACTGCGCGAGCGCCTGTACCTAGTGGCACGGTGCGACGGCAAGCAGCTCCAATGGCCCGAGCCCACCCACACCAAGGCTCCGGAGAAAGGTCAGAAGCCGCGACTCACCGCTGCCAGCAGCATCGACTGGTCCATCCCGTGCCCCAGCATCTTCTTGAGCAAGGAGGAAGGCCGCGCCGCCGGCGTGCGACGTCCGCTGGTTAGCAAGACGATGGAACGCCTACGTAAAGGCGCACGGCGCTACGTCATCGATCATGCAGACCCGTTCATCGTCAGCGTCAACCACTCCGGCAGCGACGATTCTCGGGTCCACTCCGTTCACCAACCAACAAAAACCATTACGGGCTCCCACGGGTTCGCGCTGGTGACGCCGCAGCTGGCGCCGTTCATCACAGAGCACGCCAACAGCAGCGCACAACGCAACATGGCCGGCGACTCGCCCCTATCAACCATCTGCGCCAACGTCAAAGGCGGGCACTTTGCACTGACCGTCGCCTACCTGGCTCAACACAACGGTGGGTTCAACGTCACGCCCGGGCACCACCCAGCCGAGCCTATGACCGCGATCACCACGACAGGCAGCCAACAAAATGTTGTGACAGCCCACCTCTGCACGCTTCGCAAAAACTGTGTGGGACAGCCAATGGATGGCCTGGTACCGACCATCACCGCCGGCGCCGAGCACCACGCCCTGGTCGAATACACCCTTGCACCAGAGTACCAAGCGGGCGCGTTGCGCGTTGCGGCATTCCTCATGGGCTACTACGGCACCGACAACATCTACGACCTCCGGGAGCCGGCGGCAACCATCACGACCCGGGACCGCCTCGCGCTGGTGACCGTCACAGTGCAAGGCACCCCATACGTAATCGTCGACATCGGAATGCGCATGCTCACCCCCCGCGAGCTGTACCGCGCCCAAGGCTTTCCCGATAACTACGTCATCGATACGGGACACGACGGTCGCAAGTTCAGCAAGCGCGCCCAGGTGCGGATGGTTGGCAACTCGGTTTCACCGCAGCCGATGGCCGCACTCATACGAGCCAACATGGACGAAACCAGCGCTGAACGGAGGGCAGCATGACCAGATCGAGCGAAGCGGCAATCACCCCACTCGGAGCCCATACCATGGAATTCCTCAGTGAAACCCTAACCGATGACGAGCTGGCGGCCATCACCGGCTACAAGACCCCGTCCTGCCAGCGCCAGTGGCTCACGCGTAACGCCTGGCAATTCGTTTTAACGGGCGCCCAGCGCCCCGTCGTCGGGCGTGTATACGCCCGCCTCAAGCTCGCCGGAGTCAAACCCACTGCTACCAACGCCGTGGCCGAAACCTGGACCCTCGATCTATCGCGTGTGGGATAGCAATGCGCCCGAGAAAAACAGCAAACCGGGACTTGCCGCCCCGAATGATCCGCCGCGAGCGGAAACGAAAAAGCGGCTACGTTTGGGTGAGCTACTACTACGACGGCAGGACTGCCGATGGGAAGCGGAAAGAGATTCCGCTGGGCAACGACCTGGACGAAGCAAAAGTTGAGTGGGCTCGCCTTGACCGCAAGGCGGTCCCGAAGCCGTCGCACTTGATGGGCAGCGTATTTGATAGGTACGAATCTCAAGTCATGCCGGGGCTGACAAAAGGCACCCAGGACGATTACCAGAAGGGCCTGAGACAGTTGCGTAAGTCGTTCGAGCTGGCCCCTGTAGACGCGATGACGCCCCAGGTGATCGCGCAGTACCGTGATACCAGGTCAGCCAAGGTCAGGGCAAACCGAGAGATAGCCCTCCTGTCCACGATCTTCACCCACGCAAGGGAATGGGGCCTGACCGACAAGGCCAACCCGTGCTCACGGCTCCGCCGAAACAAGGAAGTACCGCGGGATTTTTACGCCGGCGAAATTGTCTGGAATGCGGTTTATGAAGAGGCTGATCAAGAACTCAAGGACGCGATGGATCTGGCCTATCTCAGCGGCCAGCGGCCCGGCGACGTGCTAAAAGTTTCAAAGACCGATATCAATAACGGATTTCTGAGGGTCGGACAGGATAAGACCGGGAAGCTGCTGCGTATTCGCCTGCACGACTCCCGGCTGGGCATCTTTCTCAACGAACTACTGGACCGTAAAGCGATGGCCGGCATCACGACATCAGTCCTGATAACCAACAAGAACGGTTTGCGCATGAGCTATGCGATGTTGCGCAACAGGTGGGATGAAGCGCGCGAACGGGCCGCAACGAACGCAGCAGCGAACGGTGATACAGGGCTCGCCGCGACCATTCGCCAGTTCCAGTTCAGGGACATCCGACCAAAAGCAGCAAGCGAAATCGAAGACATAAACCGTGCGAGTAGATTGCTTGGGCACTCCACAGAAGAAATGACGAAAAGGGTTTATCGTCGAATTGGTGAAGTTGTATCCCCAACAAAATAGCACCCGTCGCATCGAATAGGGCTAGGTAGAGCTCTAGTCGGACACCCGTCTGATTTTCGCCTACCTAGTTAATCCAAATAGAAAGGTCTGCAAACTCTCGGCCGATCACCCTCTTTATATTCGCATGACCAATCGCGAGACCTACGCTTGTTAGGGTAAAGCTCTTCATATCGCTGTTCGACCAAAAATCAAAAACCGTTTCCATATATGGCCTCAGCCCAACGCACTTCGCCCGCACCTCAACCGGCGTCATTATGGACGAATTAAAAAGCTCAGTGATCGCCGCTCGGAATTTTTCCTCTAACCGATGCTGATCAAACATAATTTTAAGCGTTTGCTCGTTGATAGCACGGACCTGAATCTTCGCCCTATCAGTCGGGCACGCCATAAAAAAAGCACTCCGAAGTTCGGCAGAAAAGTATTCAGGACTAAAAACATCGGCATCAAGCTTCTCTGCTTCAACCCCTTTACAAAAAAGAGCCCTATAGGTGATGAGAAGTATGTCTTCTAGAGCCCCACCCCCTAGCTGGACTCGACCACACCCCGCGAATTCAAGGTGTCGGAAAGAGCCTGGAGATTTAGAAAGAGCCGAAACAAAAGGAGATACATGCTCATCGAAGTACGCACCAAGCGAAGCATCATTTTTAACGCCATGATTCTGGGTATATCGAAACAAAAAACCTACTGCGAGGTTTGAAATTTGCTGAGTCGTAAGCTTTGGAGCCACCTCCAAGGACTCATTAAGAACAATTTGCAATATACCCCTATCATCTAGCTTGCTTCGATCAACCAAGAGATCAACGAGTAAGGCCCCCAAATCTTTGTCACCCGTACGCCCGTAGTGTTTCTGCACCGTGAAAAGAGCATGTTGAAAGTCAGGGTCAACTGCTTTTCTTAACCCCGTGGGATATTCCTCTTCGATGCGGGAAATTACCTGCTCGGTAATTTCGGCCACTCGCTCGCTCATGACATCTCTAGCGACGCCCGTTAGCTCATAAAAAGTCAATTTAGCTACGTCATGGGCTATTGATCTAGCTTCTGCTACGGAAACTCCCACTGTTACATTACCGCCCGCCTGTATTGCCAATCCGCCGGGGCCAACCTCTTGGCTTTGATCTTTATTTAGCATCTGTGGTGCTTCCGTTCTGAATGCTCCCAACCTGCACATCACCACCAGCCTGAACAGCTACGGCACCGGTCGCCACGGTTTGTTTTTGAGATGCTTTTTGACGTGACTGACGCTCATTAAGCCAAAGTCCGATTAAGGCGGAAAATGACGTGATTACCCCAATACCTGGTTCGAAACCCGGATCAACGCACAACCACGTCACGAACGCGAACAGCGCAACCAACGCGAGCAGCCTCACTAGTAACATTTCCCACCCCTTTTTGGTAAACCAGACACAACGCGCAATGCTGCGCAACAGGTGTGATTTCAAAACGCCATAATCCTGTGGGCAGAGCGTAGCTCATCAGACCAGGCAATCCCACACGTAGCCCTCAGAAAATATGCACAGTTGCGGAACGCCACACAAAAGTTGCGGAACACAGTAGAAGAAATAACCAAAAAAAAACCCCGTAACTCATTGAGTTACGGGGTTTTTGATAGTGGAGGCCGAAGTCGGAATCGAACCGGCGTAGGTGGATTTGCAATCCACTGCATAACCATTTTGCTATTCGGCCTCAATACGCCTGATGCAATACAAACACACCCTGCGGATAAAAACTTATCCGGATAAAGCCGCTAATAGCGAGCTATCCCCTTGAAAACATTGAAGTTTTTTACGCCTCGATGCATTCGATGGGCGCAATTATGTACTCATTTGCCTAGGCTGACAACCCCTTGATTTCAAAAAAAATTTGCCAGGCGGTCGACCCCTGGGATGTTTTTCCCAGCGCAACACGGCGAGCCGAAACCAGCGGCCTCCGGCTCATCGGGAAACCCGTGACCCCAACGGAACAACCTCCTTCGCCTCGGTTCATTCGTTATGTCGTCCCCTGGATCAGCAAGGAGAACCATCATGACTGAACGACCACACTTGGTGGCGAGCCGCGCTCCGGTGCCCACCTCTTCACACCCCAATCTCGGCACGCCGGAGCGACTGGTCTCGTTGGCGGCCGGAACGTTATTGCTTGCCAACGGACTGCGCCAAGGAGGGCTCAAGGGTTGGTCGCAGGTGATGTTTGGCGCATGCGCGGCCTGGCGTGCCTACTCCGGCACATGCAGGGTCAAGCAGGCGCTGACGCATAGCCCCTTCGAGCAGACGTTCGAACAGGACCGCGATTGGGACGGCAGCAAGGTAATATCCCGCAGCATCACGGTGGGCAAGCCGAGGGATGAGGTCTATGGGTTTTGCAGCAACCCGGCCAACCTGGGTGCTCTCATGCCCTGGGTGGACGCCATCGAGCAGATTGGCGAACGAACTTATCGCTGGGTCGCCCATGGGCCGATGGACAAGACGCTGCACTGCGACGTCGAACAGTGCGAACCCAAGGAAGGCCGCAAGCTGCACTGGATAGCCGGCCCTGACAGGCGCTTCAAACACGATATCCAGATGCATTTCAGCGATGCGCCGGCCGGTCGCGGTACGCAGATCAAAGTCATCGTGGCATGCGAAACGCCCCTCGGCACGGCCGGCTATGCCCTCGCCGCCGCCATCTCCCGGTTCTCCGACAAAGCCCTTTTGAACGTGCTGCGCAGCATCAAGCAGCAGTTGGAAACAGGCGAAATCAGCACCAACAAGATGCGCGATCCACAGACGAAGGATTTCCTCTTCGTGCACCCGGCGTCCAGCGCGACGCGAGCATCGGCCAATGACTCATCCACTGACAAAACCGAACTTGATGGAGGTACCGTCTGATGCGCGCATTGACGTGGCAAGGCCCCAATAAACTGCAAGTCGAGACGGTCGACGACCCGTCCATCCTCAACCCCCGCGATGCCATCGTCCGGGTGATCCTGTCCTCGGTGTGCGGCTCGGATTTGCACCTGTTGGGCGGCTACGTGCCAACGATGCAGGCCGGCGACATCATTGGACATGAGTTCATGGGCGAAGTGGTGGAAACCGGCTCGGCTGTCACGCAAATCAAGAAAGGCGACCGGGTCGTCACGGTGTCGATTGTCGGCTGCGGCGAATGCGAACATTGCCAGCGCTCGGACTTTTCCTGCTGCGACAACTCCAATCCGAACCCTACCGCCACCGACATCGCCTACGGTCAACCCGCCTGCGGCATCATTGGCTACAGCCATGCGTTCGGCGGTTATGCCGGCAGCCATGCCACCTATATCCGGGTGCCTTTCGCCGACGTCAACCTGTTCACCATTCCCGAAGGCGTCAGGGACGAACAGGCTGTGTTCGTCTCCGATGCGGTGCCCACTGGTTTCTTTGCCGCTGACAACGCCGATATCCAGCCCGGCGATACGGTGGCGGTCTGGGGGTGCGGCGGGGTCGGGCTGATGGCCATGTCCAGTGCCTACC